GCCCGGTGTCAGCCCCCATCTGCAGATAACTGGCACGAATAAACCCATCTTTTGATATATTTTTTAACAAAGTATCTGCCATCTGCCGCCGTTTCTCTACACGCTTCCACCGCAAATAATCAGCAACTACTTTATGTTCTGCTATATATTCCTGAAGTGCGGCTTTACTAGCACTAGGTTCATTTCTTTTTGGATCAAGTGGAGCTTCACCGAGTAATGCTGTAAATTTTTTAAGTAGTTGCAACGGACTGTTTAAGTTAAAAACATTCGGATCCGCTTTTTTACCTTTTGCTCCGGGTTTCGTCTGGTACAGCAATTTCCTATCTAGCCCCCGGCACAACTTTGCGCCCTCAGGTAGTGCGGCATCAAAATCCTCAATAAATTTTTCGCCAATTTCATGGCACTCAATGTCAAGATCTTCGATTAGTTGAATAAGAGAATCCTTATTGAAAGGAAGGCCGGTTCGCCATAATTGCGCCATAGCCGGCAATGCCTTGCACTCCAGCTGCCATGCCGGGTAAAGACCACCGGTAGCCATCCGCTGCGCGATCTGCCGTTCCAGCTCGGTCAACACCACCACATCCTTGGCGGCATAGGCCATCTGGCTCTCTGTAAGGTCACCCGACCAGTCACTTTTCTGTTCTTCCTTTGAAATTTCCTGCTTTAGATACCGCTTCACCACATGTTGCAAACCGTGCTTGACATTGGCCATCCCATTAGTCAGCACCCGACTGGCGAGCATAGTGCACAAGATTGTGCCGGCCGGGTGGATCTCGTATTCCTGGAGCCAACCCAAATCAAACACCGCATTGTGTGCGATCCAGGTACGTTCAACCTCAAAAAATTCTTCAAGGTCAATCCAGTCCTCATCGGTCAAATCGAAACAGTCGATCACGACTGGCGCCTGCCCCAGCGTGCACAACTGCAATAACCGTAACCCGCCAAAAGTCGGCTGGAGCCCCGTTGTCTCCACGTCAAACGCAACAGTCTTCGCCCCCTCCAGAGTGGAGAGGTGCTCGATGCCAAAAAGGATTTCCATGCCTGGTAGGGCTTGTAATGTCTTACTCTAACAGCTTCCCGTCAAAAAAACTTGACGCGCAAAAAACCCGGTAACCGCTTCATCTTGCCGATGCTGGTGTGCTGCGCTGCCCCTACAGGCAACTCAACCTCGACCGTGAAAATTTTGTGCCCACAAGCCGGGCACTCTCGTTGGCGCAAAACGGATTCCACCGTATCCTGGCAAGTTCGTGCCACACCCAATCGCTTGCAACCACATTTGCTGCAGTGCACTAAACCGCTCTCTACTGTTCAAGCTATCCCAAACAGTAGCCCCCCATCAGCTTTCGCGGTAAGGCTCGGTAGCAAGCGTGTTGATTAGCCGATTCAGGTACCAGCGACATTTTTCCGCATCTTCCAGCGGATCTTTCTTCAACCACATCCGGCTGAGATACTTCAGGCATTGCCACTGGAGCGCACCAGCCACAGCATCTGGAGCGTGCTGTACCCAATCCTCCAGTACCTCAATAACCTCCATCTTGCCGGAGGTGTAGTGAGCCGGATGATTAACAACATCCGTTAGGTCAACGTTAAATTCGTTCATCCTTTAGAAGCCTGAACTTGGGTGTCGCCGTGATAACGGCCAGTCTTTGAATAGTCTTTGCTTGGCAGCATGGTGAGTGTATGGAACACAATCTGCCCAATCCGCATCCCAGGCCACAGCGGCACCGCGTGCATGGATCGAGCGTTCTGCAATTCCAGCGTGAGTCTGCCGGCGTAGCCGGGATCGACGTACCCCGCAAGGAGATGTTCGATCCCTTCACGCGCCCGGCTGGATTTAAGCGCCAGCTGCCCAGCAACACAGTCAGGCAGCCGGAACTCCTCCAACGTCTCCGCCAACACGAACTCATGCGGCTGGAGCATGAACGGTTCTTCCTGCGTATGCCTTGCGATGGAGTACGGCACCAACTGAGGCGTTGATGGTAATTCCACCAGCAAGTTCTCACCGAGTCTTACGTCAAGACTCGCGGGATTCACTAGTTCAGGCTGGAACGGCGTCACAAGGTCACGCCGCGCCAACCCAAAAATGTCAACGTCCGAAAGAACCGCCACCGTCAGGCCGCTACTGCAGCCGGCTGTTCTTGCCGAAGCACCACATGCTTCCAAGTCTTATTCCACTTGATGCAGTTGATCGTGGTGACGTGCACGCCAAACTCACGCGCAATCTTGGCCACCGACTTGCCACCAGTAGCCAACTGGCGCTTGATCTCCAGCACCTTCTTCTCCGTCAACGCCGCCCTCGTCTTGCGGCGCGACACACGAGTCTTACCTTGAGACTTGTGTACGGCAGTTGTACGTACAATTTTTTCGCCGGCGGGCAGCGGAATGGTCTGCTCGGGCTTGTTGAGGTCGATCTCAACGTGCTGGGCAGCGTTGATAGCCACGAAGGCTTGCTCCAGTGCAGAAGTGATCTGCTGGAACTGCTGGTCAGAAAGAATGTGCATGTTCATTGGATGGAACGGTTTGAAGTGTAGTACAAAAAAGCATTGGTGCAAGCCATCACCGATTCTTAAGGGCTATTTCAATAGCAGCCTGAAAGTAGCGAGCGATTTTGATGCGTCGATACTCGGTGCCAGCTTCTTCACTATTCTTGTCCTCAATATTCCGGTGGCGCTCCACCGATTCCTGGAGTGCCGCCCGTGTCTCTACATTGAGTATATCCAAATCTCGAAGTGGCATATCGGCAATGCCATCCAGATGGACGGTGCGTCCCAGCAGAAACGAGCGGTAGAACGGAGTGATCGAGTTGTCAGTCATCAGCGTGTTCAGTGATGTAGGAATTACGCAGTGCGCTGCGTATGGTTCCGTGGATAGGCCGGCCGAGATCACCTAAGAGATCAGCCGCCCGCAACGCCACCATATGCGCCATGACCGCCGGATCGTGCTTGTATTTGCCGATCACCACCATCAGCTCATACACGTAGCTCTCGGCATAACCAAAGTCTTCTGGAAAGGGTAAGCCCAGCTCATCTTCCCAGTTGCTGGCAAGGATGTCTTCACCAGGCTGGAGCGGGTTAGGTCCCCACTCACCACCTTCGTCACCGTCCCAGCCATACTCCTTCCGAACTGCCCAGTCGGCGTCGGCTTGACGCATTGCCGCTTCAGCGGCATCAAGGTGCTCGTACCAGTTGGGGTACTTGTTGGCCATGGCTATGTTGAACTGAGCCGTGGCAAGTTCATAGTTGGAAGTCATTTGAAATCAAGCAAAGAATCGAGGATCTTGTTGCCTCACCGAGATGAGACCACTGAGACGCAATTTGAGAATCTCGTAGATGGCCAACTCGGCGAGGCGACAGGAGCAGATGGTGTCGCTGGTGGCGAACACGTAGATGAGGTGGCGGTAAAGCTGGGTCAAGGTTTGGATCTTGACCCAGTGGGTATCGCCGGGGATCGGCTCGGTGCCGTATTCCCAGTCGTCGTAGTCTGGGGCATTGCGAAGCTCGCGGGCTTCAGTCGTACCAATCGCTCTGGTCGATTGGCGCCCAGTCGTCGATGCGCTGGGAGAGGAGTTCTCGGAATCCGGCATCGCTGGAGGGGATCACATCCTCTTCGTGAAGCTCGAAGGAGCCTCGGCACAAGGCAGGCCCCCATTCGGCTGGCTCAAAGTAGCTCTGCGAACGGACCAGGACAGCATCTTCAACAACGGCATCGACAACGAGACGACGGCCACCGTCTTCAAAAACAACGGATTCAATGGCTAGTACCTGGGTCATTTGGTCTCCAGCTCAGTTTGACGCGCTTCGATCTGGTCAAGCCATTGATCCCAGCTCAACTTCAGGAACATCTCCATATCCTGCAAAATCAGCAGTTGGCGGACGTCATATGCTGCATCGAAGCCCGCAGCCTCAGCGGCAGCAATCTTTTGCTGAAGGACCATGATCGCCCAGTGGACGGCGAAATACCAAGGACTGAGCTTGTGATTGTCAACTGGAGTGTGAGTTGAAATTTTCATTTGTAATAGAGAAATGGGACAGCCCACGGGTGTGAGCTGTCCTTAGTGTTACACGCGACCAGGGGTTTGTCAAGCCCTAGGTCGGAACGCCCAAGTCCTCCGGCTGGTACTGGGTCAGCACGCAGACGTCAGCCCCTTGTTTCAAGGCAGTTTGGACGATGTAGTGGAACTGCGCGTGGGCATCCGAGCACTCCTCGATTTGATACTCCTCGATCTCGTAGGTCACGCCCTTGCGGAACCAGGCGATACGGACGACCGCCAGCAGCTCAAACGGAATGTCGCCAACCGTATACCCCAGGGTTGGCTTCCTGGGGCGGTTTGGCGGTATGGGTTCCGGCTTAGCCACGGGTTCCCTCCAGATCAGCCATGCGGCAGCCCGCATGAGCCCTAGGAAAAAGTTAGAGGGTTTCAAACCAGCCGGAGCGATTCAATTAAACAGTAAATAGGTTTGCCGGTTTAGTCGTTACCGGCGGACGATTGCGGTGCCCGGAGGAGCAAAACGACACGTAATTAAGCGAGACTGAGAAAAACGGAACGTATTAAACCCAGGCTTCACCACGTAGGGCTGCCCAGGGTGAAAGCTGGTTCTTAATCGTAGAACCAGCAAGCGATAGCGGCACAATGCGGCAAACTGCGGAGTCCCGCAGAACAGTACGAAACAGCGAGTAGAGGCACACGGCAGTACATCACAGCGCAATGTCTGCATTTGGGACTTACACCAAATGGATGCCCAACTAACTACAGATCAGGCGGCATCAAAGCTGGAAGTTGTCCGCCTTGCCGCAAGATTTTAACGGCTTGCCTTCTAGCACCATCGGCAGCTGAAGAAATCAACGCATGGCGCGATTGATTAACTTGCAGTTGGTCTCGATCGTGCTGTCCAAGGTTGTCGGCATCAATCTGAGTAAACATCCTGCGAGTTGATCGCCGATGTTTATTCAAACCCTGGTATGCCTGGCCATTTAGATACCCAATAGCTTGAGCATCAGTAAGAGCTATCAAACTCCCTTGGTGCTGCTTAAACACAATCGGCGCATGAACTGCATTGCGAGCACGCTCAAGCCAATC